CTTTGATACTCTACTTCTACTTCATCTTCTATATCATAATTTTCAAAGTCAAAATCACCTATACGTTTTTCTCTTTTTTTCATATCTAAAAAAATAGTAGTTAAAGTTCTAAAAATATAAAAGTGATTTACATCGTCACCATAACTTATGTTTTTTCCCTCGTTCACTAATTTTCCTATACGAAGATACATATCGCCAACGATGTCTTCTGCGGTTTCCTTGTTACACCCAAAAGACTTTACGATGTCGCACCAATCTTTATGTTTCTCAAATAGCTTCTCTAAGATTCCCATACAGTAACGATTAGGGCGAATATACTTAATAACAAGGTGTGTCTTGTAAAGTAGTCTTCGTCTTCTATATCGTCTGCGTCAGGTTCTTGTAGTGGGTTGTAAAATAAGTACCCTAATGCTAATCCATAGGTAGGTACAAATTGAATGTGTGCGGTGTGTTTACCGAAGTCAATAGTCATATCATTTAGGTTAAAGATTGCTTAATGTGTTGTACTAAGTTTTTGCCTTCAATCTCATATCCTACATTATTCTTTACTGATCTTAATCGTATCGGTTCATCCATCGGTGTAGGTTTACCTCCTGTGTCGATATCCTTAATCTTTGCTACAATCAAATTAGAATACATCCAATCCGTACTGTGAGCCAAGTACCTATGTAATACAAGGAACGAATTAGCACGGTTGATAAACTTACCCCCTCCTTCGACATCAGCTGCCATTGGAGGTATTGGGTGTCCTGCGTACGGGTGTGTAGATGCGTGTGTCTTTCTAAGTGCTTCAGTATTAGCGTGAGTATTTAACCACAAAGCACAATTATTTTCTGAGCAGAATTGTCTGAACTCAGTTGTTGCTAAGTAGTCGTACTCGTGCTTTCCTAACTTTGCAGCGTTCACATCAGTAACTAATGAGTTGTACGGATCAATTAGAAAACCATCGAAGTCAAATGTTTCTTTTATTTTCTTAGCCTCTTCTAAAAGTGTCTTATAGGTGTATAGTTCCGATGGGTCAATAATCTGAAACATTGTACTTATTCTAATTAGTCGAGTTCGTAACTCATCCTCAGGTACAAGGTTTAAAGGTAGTCCTGTATCAAACTCTATTAGTTTCTTATAAAGCGAGTGCGGTGAGTTCTCAGAAGAAAACATCAGCCACTTTAATTTATGCTTTAGTGAGTATAGAAACATTAAGTATAACATTGTTTGTGTCTTACCTGTATTTGCGTGTCCTAAAATTACTGTGAACTCTCTTTTAAATCTGAAATAGGTGTCTATCTCTTCTACTCCTAATTTAAGTCCTTCTTTAATCTTTCCTGTTCGAATGTCGTTTAGTGTGTCTAACGTCTTTGCTATGTTAACTATCATTTGTCTTTTTTGTTCTAAGATAATCTAAAATAATAAAAAGGGGGATTGCTCCCCCGATTATTTAAAATGGTAAATCATCTGAATCTCTATCAGGTGAGTGATCCTCTACGGTAACTTCCGCTTTAGAACTATCTATTTTCCACCCTACTATGGTATTGAAATACTTTACATCACCTTGTGGAGATGTCCACTCTCTACCTCTTAAATTGATTCCTACCTCTACCTCATCTCCTACTTTGTAATTAGACAAGGCATCACAATTATCTTTTGTGAACTCTACTAAGATATCCTGAGGATACTTCTCGTTAGTCGTTACTACTAAATCTCTTTTAGTGAAGTTCTGACCTACAATCTTAGTCTGTCCAATTAGCTTAATTCTACCTTTGATATTCATACTATCCATTATTTATCCGTTATTAATAAAGTTTACAAAATTACGTGCAGTTTCAATTACTTGCTCTTGTGTTGGCTTCTCAAAAGCATCTAATGCGTGAAAGTCTATCGCAGCTTTAATCATTGATTGTCTAATGATGTAGGTCTGCGTGTCCTCCTTTGCGTTAGTGGACTTAGGTGCAGAATAACTCTTTTGTGAATTATTGATTTGTCCACCGAAGCTATTTTCATATATGACTTTTCCTGTTTGATTTTTTTCATCTTTCTGATAGGTTAAGTTTTCACCTACTTGTCCTTTAAATTCCTTAACTGCTAAGAACATAAGATTATCTCCATTAGCAAAAGCTACTTGAAACTTATTAAAAGTTCTTTGTCCGTTGTTCCAAGTGCCTCTTGGCTCTACTGATGTTACTCTACTCGTTAATTGCATTTTCTGCTTGTTTTAGTTTATATTCTAAGTTTAAAATCTCTATGTTAAGTTTTTCGATTTCTCTTTGCATAGCATCGATTCTCGCTTCTTGGTAAGTTAATCTTTCGTCTTTCATACCAATAATTTCAAAAAAGTCTTTAGTGTTTTGTTCTCTAAGTTCGTCAAGTTTTTTTCTTAATGTGTACATTTGTCTTTAATTTAAATTCCCCAATGATGTGTGTCCAAGTCGTACTCTACGGTTCTGTTCTGTTCGTAGATGTCTAAGATGATCTTGCCATCTTCTAATCTTACCTCGTACTCTGAACGCTTATAAAAGCAAGTACGATTAAGTAAATCCTCACATACCTCTAAGGTAATAAGGTTTCGGTTGTACAGTTCTTTAATGCTCATATCTTTATGTTTTTAACAAATATATAAAACTTTATAATACGTGCAAGTACTTCACAAAAAAAACTCAAAAAAAAAGGGCAGCCATTTCTGACCACCCCTTAATTACAACAAAGACAGATATTAAAGACCTTGTAAATATACGCAAGGTTTATGCATTATCTTTCAATTTTCTTCAATTCTTTTTGGTAGTGTTCTATCATATCGTTCAACTCGTGCGATGAGAACTTAACTACCTCTCTTGCTTTTTCTACTAAGCTATCCGCAGTACCCTCTCCGTAAGTCCGATTCAAGAACTTAGCATACTCGTATTGTTCGCCTTGTGAGAATACATTACACTTAGGACATTGCGGGTGTACGTTTAACTCATCCCATCTCGTAGAATAGTGTTTACGTGATTGAAAGTGTCCTGCCTGTATCTTCTTAATCTCAAACTTCCTTCCACACGTGCAACAAGTACACACCCCGTTCTTAGAGTGTTTAGTACGTACATACAAAGAGAATATCGTGTCTAACTTCTGTACTATCTTACTACGTGATGGTTGCTTAGGAGCAGGTTTCTTAGTTACTCTATTGGGCTTTCTTTGGATCATCCTGAGTTCTTAAACACGCACTACCTAACCAAAAGTCTAACTCTCTTATCGCTCGGTATATTACACGACTATTCTTCTTAGTTTCTTCTCGCTCTGTTTTTGTACTATCACTACCTAATTTAGTGTACATAATACAATCCATTTCGAAGAGTTTATCGATCTTATCCCTGTCGCTGAGATTAGAGCATAGTACCCCCTCAATACTTTCTTTTAAGTTCATAGTGTGTAAAGTTTATAGAATCCTGTTTATACTGAGTAAGTTTCTCTAAGTAGGACTCGTAAGATACGAAAGACTTAGTAAAGTCGTACTTCCTATTCTTCTTAATATACTTAAAACGATAAGTAAATAACTGAGTACCCAACTGAGTAGTTTTTTTCACTACGGAAAGGAACAAAAAAAATTTGAATAATCCTGTAGATTTCTTTCAATTTATTTTTACTCACTTCTTATTGTCCTTCATCGATGTACCAAAATAGTACCCAAATATCGACATAGCTACACCCTCTACTATACCAATAGTGTGTATAAACAACTCCTTATTATTCTCAGGGATATCTAAAGCAAGTATAGCCCATACAATCACACCGAAAGCACCTAATCCTACCATACCTGTAAGATTAAATAACCAATCCTCTCTACCTGTCTTAGCTATCTCTATTTCTCTATTACGTGCGCTATCTCTATCGCTTACTTCTGCTTTATAAGCCTCTATAAGCCATTTGTGAGCCTCTTCTCGTTCTTCAGGTGTAAGAGTATCATCTGAATCAATTAAGTTCTTTAAAACACCTAATACTCCGTTTTCAGGTAGTAGTTCTTTTGCACCGAATAATAGCTTACCTATTGTGGTTTCTTTAAAAGGCTTCTTCATATCTGTTTGTATTTAGTTACTCCCTTTTCTTTATAGGCTCTTAGTATGTTCTTTCGGTTGTTTAGTTTACCTACATAGCTTACGTGTACCCAATCAGGATTATTGTCATCACCGAACTCCCATATTAATTGGTCGAAGTCTAAGTGGTTTTTTATGTAATGAAACATCTCAGCGTTAGTCTTGTGTCCATAGCAGTCATCAATATCAATAGCTTGTCCGTTGCAATGCTGACTGCGAGATGAACCACTTATAGCAGTATTTAATTCTTCAGACCTATAGAATGAGTTTATCTTAATCGCACCTCCTACCCATTCTCTTAGTGGTTCGAATAAGTCAGAAGCAAGAATAATCATATTCCATATATGCTCATCTTTCGGAATGTTATCTATTCCTAATCTCTTAGCGGTAAAAGAGTGTGTAGCTTCTTTATAGGTGATATGCTCACTTAGATTCATTGATAATCTCGTTTAAGCGTGATATATCCTTTCTTATTCTCTCTCGCTCAAGTTTAAAGTCTATAACTTCATTCTCTAATACTCGAATGTCAGGGAATATATATGTGTTCTGATTGTATCTAAGGCTTTTTAGTTCGTCTTCGTTATCGGTTATTCGCCCCTCAAGACCGAAATATAAGTACACGGAAGTACCTACAGCGACTACAATTTGAATAAGCCACTTAATGTTAATAGATAGACTTGAGTCATCATTTAGTTTAGGACTTGTCATCTAACTTATCTTTTATCTCGTTCTTAACGTAGTAGTAAACTTCTTTACCTAATAGACCGAAGAAACCACCTATTAGACCGATTATAGCGGCATTAAAGAAACCTAATAAGTTTACCGATGTAGCTGCGGTAAAAATATACCCTGCGAAAAAAGATATTTTACTGTCTGTCATTGTCTTTGAAAATTAGGGGACTTTCGCCCCCCGATTAACTATTCTTCTATTTGTGTAAAACTACCATCTTTTAAATCGATGTTAATCTTACCATACTTGTCCTCAAGTGCTATCTTAGTCTTTTCTTGCTCTGACAAGATTTGCTCTAAGATGTGTAGTAGCTGATGCTTTCTTGCTTCTACGCTTCCTACTTCTTGAATGATTTGTAGCTTTTTAGACTCTTGGTCTGTTAGAGTAGCTAACTCCTCTTCTGAAATAAACTTTGTTTCTTCTGCAGACATAATAAAAAATTTTACTTAAAGATACGATAAATCCAATTATATCTGACTCTGTTGTTTAGATAATCTAAGTTGTTATCGTTACCATAAGCCTCTCTTTCAAATGATATAGCTTCGTAAGCCTTCATTCCATAGAAAGGTAGTTTAAATAACCACTCTAATACATACAATACATAGAATGGTAGTACACCTAATTCTAAGGCTTGTTGGAAGTGAATCGACTCGTGGTTGATGACTTGCTTTGCTCTGTTTACCCAAAACTGCTCATCGCTATCTCTGTACTTCTCTCTAAGGATGATTACAGGGAAAAGGGCAATCCCCCCTATCTTCATAAAGATAGAGAGGATGTCCAATGTTTTGTCAGAGTAGATTACGAAAGGTCGTAATTCTCTAAGCCACTTCATTAGATAGATAAAGTAATGTGAGTAGGATTAGCGATTTCCTCTAATTGAGCATCGAGTCCTGCTTTCATACTTTCAATATCTAAGTCAGCTTCTAACCATCCAATAACATCTGAATCTGTTAGATTCTCAAATGCGATGAATGAATCTGCATCAGGAGCTTCAAGTCCTACTGAGCCATATACATCAGCTACGTTACCATCAGCATCTTCTGCTTGGTATCGGTAGTGTACACTCTCGATAACATTTGATAGTTCTCCTTCTTGAATTTTTGCGTGTAATCCTGAGATCACCCATTTGTAAGTGTTAGCCATTTTTATTTATTTATGCGTTTAATTGTGATTCTAATGCTGCTACCTTAGCAGATAATTCTTTGATTGCTCCTACTAATAATGGAACGATTTTAGATTGGTCGATACCTTGATAAACAGGTCTTGTACCCATTACCGC